CTTTTTTCGCAAACAATAATCTGAATTTCTTTAGAAACACACTCATAACCTATCACATAATTCGTCCAATCTAATACTGGTATTTTCTTTAATGTTGCCATAAAATATAATTTACTTAAAAAACAAATCTAATGATTTCTGCTCACTTTTTATTATGCCATATATCCTAAAAATCATTTTATGCTCTCCCTTTACAAACTTTAATTTAATTTCATCAATACACTTGGTATTGTCGTCTTTAATTGTATTAGTTGTAATAATTGGCTTTTTGTATTGCAATGCCCTTTCTATTTGACGTTGGCTCGGAGTTTTTAAAATATCCAACATTAGCTTAAGCCAATAATTTGCTTTGTTATCTAAATCAATATCCTTTGTGTGATGATACTCAAATTCTAATCTCATTTTATCTAATTCTGGAAGCCCTTTCAAATACGGATATAAAAACTCTTTGCTTTCGTAAATTATCTTACTTGTAATGTGAAATGAAGTTTTATCCGAGTAAAATAAGTTCCCTGTAAGATAAAAATCTTGATGAGTTACCAATTTACCTTTACCATCAAACTTCTGTTTTTTATAAACCAAACTCCATTTGTGGGGCGGATTTTCTATAACTATTTCTTTTATTAATTCCATAACTACTTTATCCCTAAATTAAACATCATAACTTTTATCTTTTCAAATGCAATTGCGTGATCTAAATTTTCTCGCAATTTATTGTACTCCAAATTTGCAGTTTTCAAATCCCACATACATTTACTTTTTGTAAGCCAATAAATGAATTGCCTATTCAATGTGTAATCGTCTAATCTAAATTCCTTTTGCTCTTGTGTTAATTCTAATTTATTCATTTTATTTATTTTTTAAATTCTCCAAAACCAATTACCTATTAAATGTATTCTATTTTTAGGATGAAATGCATCATTATCAAAAGCAATCCACCATAATTCGAGTTTCCAAATAAAGAAACGTCTTTGTGCTACATTATATTTCATTTTATTTATTTTTAAATTGTTCTATCTATCTATATTTTTCCCACAATAAGTACAACTCCATTTCTCTTTGTAAAGGTTTTCGTATATTTTTACTTTACCTTCTGACATAAATTCGTGAAATCCTTTTGCACATTTTTTTAGTCTTGTTTTGCTTGCAGGTTGTTTTTCGTTTAAAAAAGGATAAGGATTTGTAAGTGTAATTACACCTTCTACTGCTTCTTGATAAACACTGTATTCTTTTTTTCCAAAAACTCTTTTTATAACAGATAATACTTCTGTATTACTACTTCCAGAGTTTCCTATAATTATATGTGATTCCATAGTTTTAATTTTCTGATTCGTATGCTTTTTTACATTCTTTATTGCAGTAGCGACTTTCGCATTCTTCCCCACAATATAAACATTCATTTTCTAATTCTTCTGGAGGACTTTCCATTATTTCTCTTTTAAAGTATTAATATCAATTGCCAAACCCGCTTTAATTAGTCCGTAAATATCGAAGTGCCATTCTATTAGTTTTTGAATGTATTTATATGGTAATTCCTTACTGATAACTTCTTGTTCGAATTTTTTTAAAGCTTTTATTTGAAATTCAGTTGAAAGATGTTTAAGGCTTTTTCCAAAAATTTCTAATATTCTATTTAATGGCACAAACTTTTCTCCATTGACTTCAATCTCTTTTGTAAGGTCTGAAAGAGGGTGTAGGATTGGTTTATCTTGCATTAATAAAGAATAGCTAACATTATATATTTCTAAGTCTTTAATTTTTAAAGCATCTCCATAAATAGTTTTGTATTGCACTTTCAACCCATAAGGTAAATACCCCGCTAAATGCTTAATTTCTAATTTCATAATTTCTCTTTTAATTTGTTATAATAATAAATAATTGTTTTTGCTATTGCATCATTTAATTCGTTTTGCGATACTTTCTTTTTAAATGTTAAAATTTCTCCGTTATTATTAACTTCAATATACCATTTTTCATCTTGAATAATGTCATAATTAATTTTTTCTGATTGACTTCTTTTTTTTTCTAAATAATCAAACTCCGATAAAGGATAGACTTTTATTCCGCTTTTGATTGTAAAATATATCTGCTCTGGACTAGCCATTTTTTGTGAGGAACTCAATTTCTTTGCCAAGTTTGTCTTTTTCTATTTCGTGTTTCGCTTTATCTTGAATGCTTTTTAAATGTAAAATCTTCTTTTCAGATTCCAACTCCAAAATTCTTTTTTCCATTATGTGTAACCGAGAATTTCCTCCTTTACATACCGTTACTAATCCACCGCAATATGATTGTATTCTCCAAAGGCTTTTGATTAATAATAGTACCTCATTACGCCTTTCATCAGCAACTTTTAATTTACTATGAACATTTGTAAGCCAATCCTGCAAAACAAGTAAATCATCATCATTTTGTTCCTCTAAAATACTTTGAGATATATCAGCATATTCAAAATGCTTTCTTTGCTTTTTTAAATATTCTAAATGATAATTCGCTAATCTCATTTCATCGTTACTCATAATTTGAAATTTTAAAATGGTAAATTATCATCTTCATTATCATCAAAAATACTACTTTCAGATAATTCTAATGCTCTTGGTTTTTTGTAAATGTGATTTGCATAAACTTTTTCTCCAAAATTATCAGTATAAAATCTTGCAGTTTTAACATCAAAAAACATCCTAACTGTACCTAATTTAGCAACACTCTTTGGCTTTGCTTTGTTAATTATAATATCAACCTCATTTGCAGTTCCATCAATTCTATGTACTGTAATCATTGTTCTACCACTATTCATCCATTGAGCGCCACCGCTTAAATTAAATGGTTTTGGAGGAGGTCTTTTACCATCTTTATCTGCTGGAATATTTGTTGGGTGTATTATCGTATGCAAATGAATTTTATACATATCCGCAATTTTATTTCTGTATTTTAAAACTTTTTCTAAATACTTATCATCCCTTGCTACCAAAGTTCCATCTGGCATTATATTTATATCCATATCTTTCCAACTGTCAATCGTTGCTGTTTTAATATTAAATTCTTTTGAAGCATAAGCAGCGTAATCCCAAAACTGAAATGGTGTTATATTTGTTCCAGCTTCTTTTTCATAAATAATGTAAAAATGCTCTAAAATCCATTGCAGATTTTTTTCGGTTTCAAATTCAGAAATGTAATTACTGTATCTTTTATCAAAAGTAAATCCAGATAATTTATGAATTAAATTTGCTAGTATTTCGTCCTTATCGCCAACATCAGGAACATAAAGTAAATGTTTCCAACCGTAAAAAAGAGAAGTATTTAATAGCAGTTCTAAAACAAACTCGGTTTTTCCAGAACCACCGTAGCCAGTCCAATCCGTAGTTCCTGGAGTAGCCATTGTATAATGCTCATCAAGATAAGGAAAGCCTAAAAACACACCTCGCAATGCTCCTTTTTCTCTATAAGTTTGCAAACTTTCAGCACTATTCTGATAAGTTAACATTTCAAATCCTTGTGGTAAATTCATAGTTTTTTTATTGATTATTAAATACGTCTTTAATTTGGCTAATTGGTTTTTTATGTTCCATAGAGGAATACCTTTCAAATATTTGAGACCTTGATAAAAATTCCAAAGTAACGTGTTTAAAGTTTGATTCTTTATGAAAATTATCATTTGAAGCGTTATCAATTACTTTAACAATATCTTCTTTTTTATATCCTTCCTTAATTCTTTGCTTAAAACTGTCCTTTGCTTTTTTAGAAATTACTCTACAACTTTTTAAAATGATTTTATTATAGTAAATAATCAATTTATCAAAATCAATTTCACTAGAAATATTTTCTTCTTTTAGCAATAATTCTATTTTATCCTTTATCGCTTTGGAATCAGGAAATATCTCATTTGCCTTTTCATAAGCACTTATCCAAGTTTGTAATTTTTTTAGTTGTTTCATATTAATAATTATCTATTACAAATTTTACATTTATTATTGTTTTTATTTCTCGGAATTTCTTAACCCCGTTATAAGACAAATTATTTTCTTTAGCATAATCAGGAATTGTTTGTAATCCTAAATATTTACCTGCTGATTCAATAAATTGAACTAAGTCTTCATTTGTAAAAGATTTATCATACATTTTTTCATCTAAAAATAATAATAATTTCTCTCCATTACTTGATATTATTGGCTTTTCCATTTGGTTCAATTTATTGAATTGCGTGTATTGATGAGTTACTGGCTATGTTACAGAAATATCAGATTAACAAGTTCTTCCTCAAAAGAATCATATGCTTTTTCTCCTTTTATTTCTTCAATAAGTCTTTTTGAATAACCACCCTCGGTATAACTTCC